TGTTGTGCTATTGCACGCGCAAACAATTGAAAAACGCATATTTAAAACTCACATACTAAAGAATATTTCAATTTTCCTCTTTTACAATCCCAATTATTGGGAGATGCTTTTGTGCAAAAATGGCGCTGCTCACCGGGAAATTCAATGATTAAATCATTGTCGGTTTTGAAAAGATACGTCCCTACATTGAGTGAGAATGTGTTGTTTACACCGAAATACTTTGCGGCTCCCATCGAACCAGTTGTCCCTGCTGTACCATCAAATCTTGTTTCGGATTCATACCGAGCACACGAACAATAAAACGTGGCTGCCATGGTATTCGATGCCAAAAACAAACCCGCAATAAACATCAATCTTTTCATTTTAACTCCCTTTTATTGCCTTTAATATTGCCAGCACATGACAAATTTGTGTGGCTCCCTTTTCGGTTGTATGGAGTGTTACTACTTCAAAATTTGGCTTGATATCATACAAAGCTCTATATGTATCATCTGAGTAATATGCGAATGAATTTTCGTTCCAGAAAGAATAGTGGGTAGGGTCTTGAAAGGCTCCTCGCCCATCCGTTGATGGAGTGAACGAAGTAAATACCCCACCGGGTTTTAGAATACGCCAAATCTCTGTCATGATATGAATGCGTTTGTTGTTATCGATATGCTCCAAAAAATCAGATGCATTGATCTCATCGGCGATATTGTTACCGAGAGGGATAGGCTCGTTACAATTGCATACCAGATCGACGCCTTCAAGCTGTTGGCAATCGATCCCGAAATGACCCTCTTTCTTTCTTCTCCCACACCCTAAATCAATTTTCATCTTTTTTAATTCCCCAAAATTGCAAATCGACGCCATTGACTGCGAAGGCATATGCCGCAAAATGCTCATCGAAATCTAAAGCCTCTCTGATATCGGATTCAACCAAGTTTTTATAATAGTCATTGGTGTGTGGACTAAGGTTAGAATAATGATCGCTTGTCCCGTGTTCCTGAGATCCCAAGGAAGCACATGAAAATGCAAATAAGCCTTTAGGTTTTAAAAGGCGCAATGAAATAGCTACGATTGATTCAAGGTATCGCCTGTCATGTTCAAAGGCATTTGTACTGATAATGGTATCAAATTGCTCTGTCTCATTGTATCCATGTGGCTCGAAATCAGCGACATGAGAAACAACGTCAACATTCCTTCCCGGTCCGAGATCGAGGCCGACATATTTGCAATTTTCAAATAGGTAGTTGTTTGTTCCATTAATATCTTGAGACCCCACCTCAAGGACTATTTTATCATTAAAATATCTCGGTATGGTTCTCTTAAGACTGTCCATAAAATCTTTGGATGTTTGATGCATAATTTTTCCTTTACCATTCGACTATTGGTATTGCTTGACACCGACAGTTTGAAACTATAGTATCACCTGCAAGATACAGGTTAGATTCAGTCTCTAAATTATATACATTACCGGAGTATTCTTCATGAGTAATTGTCCTAAAGGTTGCGAGTGTAAAAGGCATAAAGATTCTTGGAACAAAAAATATCTGCCTACCAAGGATATCATCCAAATGTACAAATCTGGTAATAGCGAGAATATCGTCGCTAAAAAGTTTAATTGCGCAAGAGGAACCATTAGAAGAATTCTCAAAGAGAATCATGTCACCATCAGAAATCAAAGTTCCGCTGAAAAACTTAAATGGGATAGGATGGATGCTATCACTAGGAGCAATCAAGTTAAAGCCTGTCATGCTGCTACCATTAGCCGGGAAGTGCCAATCAAAGAGGCCATTCGACGAGCTAAGTCTTTGGAAAAAACTGGAGGGAGAATCGGAAAAGGAGAGTATATTCTCGCTGATATTTTTAGGGAAAATAACATCAGTTTTAGTCATCAAGCTGCTGTCCATACTTACAATGTTGACTTCCTCATTGGTTCCATCGCCGTGGAATTGAATATTGGAACCGTCTACCCTGACAGAAGGAAAACTGATAGCAAAAAAATCATGCACTTCCTTAATGAAAACCGATCTATTATTTATATCTTGTGTAGGGATATTAGCTTTATCAGGGGAAAGCCTCTCAAAGACTTGATCGGAATCATTAATGAACTGAGCTGGAACCCATCCTCTAAGAGTAAGTATTGGGTGATTCGGTGTTGTCTTGATCCTAATCGTTCCAGTGTCGAGAGTTATGATCTTGCCGACGTAATGACGGTTATACGATCTGATTGGAATGCCGATAGTTGATATTGGAGTATCTCCCACAAAACAATTAAAATCCATTCCTGCGTGAGCTGTTCTGCCTGTCTTTGGATCGACAATTGGGGGCCGATCCCAATCAATTTCGTCATTATTCAATTCAGCATGGCTTTGCCTTACTTTATGATCCCCTACAGTTTTCCATTTATACTTGTCAATGCCATATTGCTGATATTGAGATTTTTTAAATGTTGTGACCAATAGTGCAGTTTCTTGCCTTGCGATGAATTTACATCTTTGATGGCTTATTCCAAGCCTCTTTTGAATGGCATTACGGAGATCCACCCTTGAGCTCCCAGACAGTATCATGTCGCTGATATCCGTTCTTAGCCTCTCCACGACTTCCTGCTCGAAATCCTCTAAAACAGCTTTTGTTTGGTCCTCAAACTCATGCAATAGTTTCTTGCGTATCGGGAGCTCAATAGTGGTCAAATAATCCTTGCTGATCTGTTCGAGCCCTTCAACACTGAGTTGTGGAGCAACACCAAGGTTCTTGCGAATGATCTGCTTGAATTCCTTTGACACCCTATCGAGATTTGTTACACCCATGCTTTGGATTGACATGTTTTTGACAAACGAGGATGTCTTACCAACCATGGTATCGAGTTTTTTTGTCAGGGATTCACTGAGAGCCTTCATTGTTTTGACGTTGTAATCAATTGCTCTCTTTAAAACGAAAGGCATTCTGTGTTCAGGTAGATGCCAGTTACCACGCTCAAATTTTCCACCCAAGCCCTTTATCTCTTTTGAGATTGAAGCCGATATCTGACCGCTGAATTTACCATCCTTGTATTGAATCTTCCCATCCTTTAGATACCGCTCTAATAGTGTGTCCTTGGCGTTATCAAGCCTCTCTTTGTTGACATCCACTAGCAGAGGATAAAATACAGACTGATATAAAATCATTGAAAGATAACCGGCTAATTCAGCATGCCATGTGTCTTTGTAGATGATCGGCTGGAGTATTTTCTTTGGCATTAGACAGAGCCTTTCTTCGATCCCGCTGATGCTGTAGTTTGCTCCATTTGATCGATCCCCATTGCTTTGAGATCCTCAAGAGAGATAGCCTCGCTTTCTTCGAGATCGATTGCAAAAATCTTTTCAGTATTGATGAGCTCAACGGCTTTCTCGCTTGTGCAAAGGCCGCTATTAACCGCTGTGGTGATGCGATTCAATGCATCGGTCTTGACCATGGATTCTTGCTGATTAGTCATGATACGAAGCGGTTTAAAATCAAACGTGATATTCTCCGGGATGTGTCCGAGCACCTTTTGACATGCGATGTTAAGTATTTTAATTAGCCCTGATTTGCATTTCGATCTGATATCGCTTTCGACCATTGCATTATAGTTTTCGATATCATCCTCACCGCTCGAAAAGCCTGCGGCACTAAGACCGAACAGCTTTGCCATGGGCATTCTGAGATCACATGCGAGCCCTATTCTGATCTGTGTCAGTATCTCAGCCAGGCCAGCGAAGGCTAGGGTTTTCTGCTCGTATTCATCCTCAATGTCCATGACCAATGCGTTCTGATAGTTCTTTATTTTAGCTGCGAGGGAAACCCGTGTTGCTGTTTTTTGTGCTCCGTCTCTTGTAGCGATTGCACTGTTAAAGCCGGAAATGCGGAACACGTCTAGCTTAGCCTCATCCAGACATTCGTAGGTGATATTTTGATGTTTCAAATATTGATTGTATGACCGGATCATTTTTTCGAGCTCTGATACTCCCCATCCACCAAACTGACCTCGTATTAATGAGGGTGCATCCTTATTCTTTAGCTTGATTACGTTGTCCTTGTGGATTGTATGGCCATAGTAGTTGTATGGACAATCCAAGGTATCCTCGGATTTTAGTTGGTCAAGTAGCGACATGCCTGAAGGTGAATACGATAGCTCCCATCTATCTGCTGCGTAAAATTCAACTGGTGTTGTTTCTTTGATTGAATTGATGTTAAGCGGTTTTGTGAGATCCTGTCCTGCGTTTATGAGGATACCTGATCCACCGTATAGCCTTGCCCATTTTAGGGCCTGTGCGTATGTCTCAAGGATTTGTTCCATCGACAAATATGAATCCAATTCCTTGATATCATCAGCTGATAATTCAGGGCATTTGATTATGATCCCACCCCGGAAGGCATCGTCAATGGGCTGATCGATCACAACTTGAATGATGCCATGCTCAAGGTATGTCTGAGACAATAGAGCTCTGTTAAGCGTGATTGAATGAAACCTGTTATTGAAACTCAAAGCATCTGTTTGGCTTACATTCGCACCCAAAGATTGCGTAAAATCCATCATTGAATTGATTTGTAGATCGTCAGTCATATTTTTCCCCTTTTTAAAACCCTATATATCATATTACATTACACCTTCATCATATATAGATTTTTTATGTTTGATTAATGTATCCAGAGCATACCGTAGCGCATCAATGACATGGTTGTAATCATCAATGACGATAGGCAAAATATCGTTTGTTCTCTTGTCTATCTTGAATGAATACCGCTTAAATTCCTCAATAGCATGTATGCATGATGGATGGATAACGATCTTTTCAAAGCCCTTAAGGTATTCAATCCCATCCTCGATAGAACCTGTCCATTTTTTGGCCGCTTCAATATTCCAGCCCTCATTTTTGAGATAGCTTATTGTTTCGGGCCTCGCACAGTCAGCTTTGACTTTATAATATTTGTTGGCTATAGCCTTCTTAATCAGCTTACCTAGCTCGTCAATTTCAACATGATGTCCATATGCTTCGGCATCAATATAAAGCCTACGATCCCTTATAAAACATCTTATGACTGTACTTGGATCATTAGCGAAACCGAAGTCCATGCCATGGTAAAACGCCTCGATATCTTCCGAGCTAAATTCCTCGACAACAAAATTGCCTTTGAAAACCTGTGCATCCGAGACTGTTCTTAGCTCTCCTTCCCAAACATGCAGATACTTTTCATAATCCGTTGCCTTAAGGTGCTCCATCTCTTTTCGAAGCACTTCGGGAAAATAAGGGTTATCACTGTAGTTAACTTTTCGCTTGACCATGTCCGGCTGGCCTGTGACCACGTACATTTGATAAGCTGGATCGTCTTCGTGTGTCGGGTTAAATGTGACTATTATTTTACTGTTTGGTTTGCGGATTGTTGGTATCAGAGTATCCCAAGAATTTTGAGATACCTTATCTGCTTCCTCGATCCAGCAAATATCGATCCCCTCGGTTGATTTAACTGATTCGATGTTATGACATAGCCCTTTAAAAAAGAACACAGAGCCGTTGCAAG